CAGGCTTATCGGAGGGCCAAACCAGCTCCATCATTCGGATCAGTATGCATTCCTAAAGGGCTCATACTGGCATCGCAATTACACGACAATCATTCCATCGATGTTGGCTTGTGGCGCGTGCCTTTGCTTTGATGCGACACAAGACGCATGGCTGACGTTTTTGTTCCTGTCCCAGGCCAATCAGATTCATGCTTGGGGGCACTCTAAAGGGCGGAACGGCTGGTTGGTATCGATGGCTCAACGGATCGGTTTGCTTCAATCGTGCAAGCATCATGCCGAGCATCATCGTTCGCCCTATCATATCCGATACTGCGTTATGTCCCCGATTCTTAATCCGATCCTTGATGCGATCGGTTTTTGGCGGTATGTCGAGTATGTTGTTTTTGTTACCACAAGAATTGAGGCAAGAGCATGAGCGACCAACCATTGATTGAAAAGCTGAATGAATCTCAGCACGTAAACTTAAGCGACCAAGCGGCTGCTGATGCGATCAACCTGCTGATGGTTACGATTCCGGTCAACGCTCCGATCGGTGCGATCATCAAGTATGCTGTCGACAATGGCATCTACGGCAAGGTTAATGCCGATGCTTTCGACGCCTCCCTCCCTAGAGATCAAAGGATTGCGATTTGGAATATCAAGGGTTGGGTTGACAATCCAAGCAACCCATCGGAGGTTGCCGACATGACCTCGCAAACAGCAGCAACTATGATTGCTGATTTGGTTCGGTTTGGCTACGCAACCGAGAGTCACGCTCAAGATCTCGCCGGGATGGGATTCAAAACCGTTCGGTGGGTCGATCATCATGGGTATGGTACTCAATCCGCTCATTCGGTTCGAGTTATCCGCGACATCATTAACGGCGAGACAGCCAAGCGAGCTCTGTGGACGCAGCAAAATATCGATCGGTATAACGCGACTCAAGCAAAAATCGACCAACACAAACATGGTGATGAGGATCTGGTGATAAGTGGCAATCTCTAGAGTCGGTTCAGCATCCGCACAAGCAACTACAATCACAATCCCGACTCATCAAAGCGGGGATCTGATTCTTATTTGTGCCAACAGAAATAATACCACAGCTCCGACGATCCCTAGCGGATGGATCGTTATGTCTAGCACTGGTGCAAGTGGAGTTTCGTCGGCAATAGGTTGGAAGCTAGCTCAATCCTCAAGCGAGACAAGCGGAACATGGACTAACGCTTCAGCTATGCATTGCGCGGTTTATCGCGGAAGTACTGGCATTCTGACGATTTCATCGGCAATAGGATTAGGCTTTGCAACTTCGACTTCAGTGAGCTATTCAGCGCAAACAAACGGATTGGTTTATCGTTCTGGAGTTGATGACAATTGGTACATAGGTACAGGTATTCAGCTAAATTCCACGAACAGCCTTGAGACGGCGCCAAGTGGCATGACTAACATTAACTTTGAATCGTCTGCGGGTGTCTGGAAATCTGTACTTCACGACACAAATGCAAGTCAGTTAAGCAACTGGGCTGGAGCATCTACAACGGTGGCTACGTCAGCAACTTACCTAACTCGTGTCTTGCAGTTGTTTGAGTTTGACGGGCCTGCGTTTGGTGGCGGTGGCGGTATATTTTTCCGGCCAGGAATGAGCGGAGGTATGAGCGAATGAGACGCAAGTTTAAAGCTGGTTTAACATCGCTTTCGCTTCCCGTTATCGTCTACGATACCGCATCGACCACAGGTGGTGGCTTAAGCGGATTGACGCATACAACAAGCGGTCTTATTCTTGAATATCGAAGACAGGGCCAGTCGTCCTGGACGCAGCTTGGCGTCGGTACTGGCTTGGTTTCAAAGACGCTTGGGACTTACGTCTCAGGCGGTATCGTCGCGAGTGGATCTAGGGCGGGCAGGTACGAGATTGATATACCAGACGCAGCTATCGCGGCCGGTGCGCGGATGGTCGAGGTATGCTTGCGAGGTGCTGCGAATATGCACCCGGTTGACATCGAGATCGAGCTTGACGCGGTCGATTATCAGACCGATGCTTTTGGGGCATTGAAGCCAACGACAGCAGGCAGAACGCTCGACGTTTCTGCAGGCGGTGAGGCTGGAATCGATTTGGCCAATGTTGGTTCGCCATCTACAACGCTGAATCTTTCGGGCACGACGATCAAGACAGCAACCGACATCGAGACCGATACTCAAGATATTCAAAACAGACTTCCGGCGGCTCTTGTTGATGGTCGGATGGCTTCGATTGCTCAAGTCGTCGGTGATAAGACAGCATACAAGCTAGCAAGCGATGGCTTGACTCAAGTAACAAGCTGGACGGTTGCAATCACTGGCAACATAACCGGCAACGTGACAGGCTCGGTCGGCTCGATCAGTGGAGTGACGTTCCCGGCTAACTTCGGGTTGTTGGTTATTGATCCGAGCGGGATTGTTGATACCGTTGGGAGGGTGCTTGAGCTAGATGAGAACGCACTTATTGCTGACAGTGCAGGCGATCCGATTGCGGGAATTGTTTGGAATGCGTTGACGACTGCAACATGGGCAACCAATAGCTTCGGTAAGCACGTCTTGATTTCCAACAACAACAATCGATCAGTTCAAGTGACCGGCTCGGGATCAGGGCATATCGCAGCGGACATTCATGCTTTGCAGGCTGGCGTTGTCACCTCAGCGGCATTCTCTGCTAATTGGTTTACTGCGGCGGGATTGGCAGCGGATGCGGCTACAGAAATTGCAACAGCGGTGGCAGGCATCCAGTCCCTAAGCAGGCTCGATAGCATGATCGAGGATAATGGGTCTGGCCAGTTTCGTTTCGATACGATCGCATTGGAGATGGCCCCAGCCGGTGGCGGTGGCGGAGGGACGGATTGGACAGCGAATGAGCGGACAGCGATCAGGTCGATCCTTGGAATACCTACCAGCGGGACAACTCCGACAGACCCGACGAGCGGGATTCTGGATGAGATTCGGGACGACATCAACGCAATTGGAATCAATGTCTATCCAGTATCAGCATCGACTCCAGAGCGTGTCCAAGGGACTACCTTGACGCTCTATCGAAACGAATCGCGATCGGTTAGCGTCGTTACTGATTTCACATTGACCTCTTTGACGCTTCAATTCACGGTCGAGGATGCTGACGGTGTTGACGTTTACACACTGGCCAACGGGTCAATCAGTCGATCAGGTCAGACGTTCACGGTTGCGGTTACCACAGCGGTGACAGGTAACCTTGGTCAGTACAGATGGTCGATGCGGGATATCTCGAGCGGTGGCTCTAGCGTTGTTGCAATGGGCGTCCTTACAGTGCAGGAGGCTGCATCCAATGTCTAAACTGTGTCGATGCGGAAAGATCGTCAAGGATCGTTGCGACTGCACAGGCAAGCGTACCAAGCCAACTGGAACAACGACTCAATCAGGGTACGATCAGGCTCATCGATTGGCATCGGAGCGATACAGGGCAGAGCATCCATTGTGCGAGCGGTGTGTCATGCTTTACGGCGCGACGGGTTCTAAGCCATCGAAAGACATGCACCATATAGTATCCATCACCAAGGCCCCTGAGAGACGCATGGAGCGATCCAATTGGCTTGCTGTGTGTCGAGAGTGCCATGAGGATCTTGAAGGCGACAGCATGGCAGGCATGGCCGTTAAACGATGGAGCGAGGCTGGTTATGAGCCAACCCTTGAAGGGGCTCAGGGTATCCGGGGGTATCAGAATGTCTGATAGTAAGCGTCTCCGATGGCTCGCGATCTCAAACAAAACCGTCTCCAAAATTGGCAACTTAGGCAGATGAGGCTCGATTTTTATGGTCAAGGGGCGAAAACCACAATCGACAGCGATCAAACTAGCCAAGGGCGCCTTCGACAAGCATCCAGAGCGACGCAACCACAACGAGCCAACACCGCAACTCGGCGAGCCAACGATTCCCGGAATCGTTGAACAGGATCCAGCGGCGAAGGCTCGGTGGCTTTGGGTTTGCGAGCAATTGCGAGCGATGAATCTTTTGCATGTTACCGATCAGGGCTTGATTGCCGGTTACTGTCTTGATTACTCGATGATGCTTTCGCTGTGGGAGTCGATCAAGGGCGGTCGAGTCTCGGACATGACCGAGCGGGGCGGGATCACAACCAAACCAGAGGCTAATCAGTTCCACAAGTTCGCCGACAGGATCCTTAAGCGTGAGGCTGAATTAGGCTTGACTCCATCGTCCAGAACACGATTGAGAGCTCCACAAAAAGACGAGGAGGATCCGTTCCAAGAGTGGCTAGCGAGGGCGAGCGGTTGATAGCATCAGGCACAAGCCAACGAGTCGAAGAGTACTGCAATGCGATTGAAAGCGGCGAGATTGTTGCTTGCGATCGCGTTAAGGATGCGGTACGCAGATACCGAATAGACTTGGAGCATCAACGCACCGACGACTTCCCTTATTACTTCGATGCAAAGCAGGCTGAGCTAGTTTGCGATTTCTTCCCGTTGGTCTTGCGTCACTCGGTCGGAGAGTTCGCTGGTAAACCTTTGATCCTTGAAGATTGGCAGTTGTTCGGGCTCTGGAATATCTTCGGGTGGAAGAGGATCGAGGACGGATCAAGGCGATTTCGAAAAGTGTATTGGTCGATGGCTCGCAAGAATGGCAAGTCAACGCTCGTTGCTGGCTTGTGTCACTTCTTGGCGATGGCTGATATCGATCCAAAGACTCGCAAGCCCGAAGCGGTCGGACAGATCCTTTTGACAGCTACCAAAAAAGAACAGGCAAACGTAGTCTATAGCGAATGCCAAAGGATGGTCGATCAGTCGCAACCGCTCCAAAAGTACACCGACATTAAGAACGAGACGATCACATTTAAACACAATTTGAGCTACATTCGCAAGGTATCAAGCGAAAAGCCTTTTGACGGTCTTAATCCTCATTGCGTCGTCATGGATGAGCTTCACGCATGGGGCGAGTATCATCGAAAGTTTTACGATACGATGGTCACTGGGTCGGCGGCTCGTTCGCAACCGCTCCACTTGATTATCACAACAGCGGGTGCTGACGATTCGCACTTGTGGCTAGAAGAATACAATTACGCAGTCAACGTCGTCAGTGGGATTCACTCGGACAATACGCTGTTTGCGTTGATCTATGAGATCGACCAGCAAGACGATCCAGGCGAAGAATCTAATTGGATCAAGAGCAATCCAAATTTAGGAGTGTCCGTCAAACTTGATTACTTGCGAGAGCGATGGAACGAGAGCAAAGCAACTGCACTAGGTCGCAATCGATTCAAGCGATACCACGGAAACAGCGTCGTTTCATCGACCGAAAAAGCGTTTGACCTTGCGGCTTTTGATCGGTGCGTTGGCGTTCATTCGGACTGGAAAGATGCCGATGGGCTCGGGGCAGGCGTTGACTTAGGATCTCGCGACGACTTGGCTGCATACGCTCTTTGTGCCAGGTTTCCGGTCAGCATTGACGACAAAGGAAAGATTATTTACCGCTATGAGGTTAAGACGCGTGCTTTCATCGCGGCGGATTCGAAGCGTGATTTATCGGCGATGCCTTTTGCAGAATTCATCCATTCAGAGGAATTGTTCAAGTCTGCTTACCCGATCGAGGATCTTACTCAGTCGCTGATTGAAGAAATTGAAGCCTTTGAGATCGGTACGGTTGCATACGATCCATACAACGGCCAGCAATTAGGCGAAAAGCTTGGCAAGGTCGGAGCGACAGCGGCAAGGATGGCTCAAAACCAAGCCAATTTCAATGAAGCCATAAGAGACTTTATTCAATTGATGCAAGACGGTCGGCTAGTTTTTCAAGAGTCTCGATTGCTGCGATGGTGCGCGAACAATGCGATGATTTGCAAAGACCGGCAAGATCGATGGATGTTTGACAAAGC